CCTCCTCGAACAGCCTATCGCTGCACCAGTGCGGCTCGACATAGTGCTCGTTCGCTTCGCGCTCCCATGCGTGCGCATTGACCGGCGTGGCGACCGCGATGTTCATGCATGCCTCCGGAGATGGTCTGCGGTGAGGAACGACGGCAGCCGCTCGAACTGCTTCAGCCGCTTGAGTTCGTCGGCGAGCTTGATCAGCGTCGCGCGCGGCACCACCACGCAGTCGTCGGGAATGGGTGACCCTGCCGCCGCACCTGACAGGGGGTGCAAGGCCGCAGCGGCAGGGCCGTCCGCCGTCGGGAGGACGACGGATTCGCGATTGAATGTCGGTGGAGGCGGTAGCGGGGTCGTCGTCATTTGAACCAAATCCTCGCTGGCGCGACGTACCGGCGTAGTGCGTTGCGTACGGAGTTACCGTTCATGGTCTGGGCCCGACACTTTTTCGCGATTGCGATACCACCGTCACATTTTCGACACGATGCCGTCGAAGCTGTGACACTCGCCCTGAAGTTGAAAAAAAAGAGGGCGCACGGGAGGCATCGTGGGACATGTCATTCGCGGCCCTTGGCGTCACGCGCGCACCTCATCATCCAACGGATACAGATCAGGCCGCAGCTCATGGCGAGACACGCCGGAGGCGCGCTCGACGGCGAGCACGCGGAGCGGCGGGACCTCTTCCCACTGCAGCACCGCCTGCTTGCTGATCTTCAAGGAAGCAGCGAGTTTCGTGAGGCCGCCAGCTGCTGCGATAGCGCGTTCCAAGGGTGTTTCTGACATGGCTGCAATGTCAAGCACGGCTTCACGCCAAAGTCAAGTCTCTCTTCATTTACACAGTCAAGCTGCGCTTTATTCTATCCGGATGACATTGGGAACCCGGATCAAGCAGGCTAGAACCTCCAAAAAATGGAGCCTGCAAAAGCTCGCCGACGAGATGGGCGTGACGAAGCAGCTCGTTTGGCAATGGGAGCGGGACGAGACCGATCCAAGAAAGCATATCCAGCAGCTTTCGCAGCATCTCGATGTTCCGGTCGAGTATTTCTACGGCAGCAAGCGGGCGCCTGGCGTGCTCGCGACCAAGATCAGCCAGCTCGGCACCGATCAGCAGGCGATGATCGAGGCAATGGTCGACGCTCTCCTGAATCAGCAGGATCAGGACCACCCGCGCGTAAAGCGGTCGTGAAGTAGCGCTTGACAGACATGTGAAGGCGTGCTTGACTGCCTCCATCAGATCGATGGAGCCGCCAATGTTCAGATCCCCCAAATTCCCGCGTTCGATTTCCGACTTCGAAATGGTCGGCTGGACGCTGTTCGGCATCGCCTTCTCCGGCGCGTACGTCGGTGCGATGCTCTACGCCCTCTGGCCGCTTAGCGGCGTCGCATCATGACCCCGCATGACCGGAAGCGCCACCACGCGCTGCTCCAGATCTTCACCAACCCGGTCTGGCAGGACGGCACCGCCATCATCCGCAGGATCGCCGATGCCGCCGGCGCCGAGGAGCGCAGGTTTCAGCGCGCGATGGGCGCCGAATGGACCGAGGCATATCGCGCCGACTGGGACATCGCCGATCAGGTCGTCGTGATGCTGACCGGGCCGGACTGCACCGAGGTGCTGACACGCTTTCACATGATCGAAAACAAGCCCGAGCGGCTGTGTCCGTCCGAGCGCCTGGCCGCGCTGTGGGACCACGAGCACAAGCTCCGCGTGGAGGCTTAGATGTGGTGGCTTGGCGTAGCCGTGGCGGTGATACTCGCGGTCTTTTTCATCGCGGCCATGATCGTCGGCAAGCGCGCCGATGAGCGCGAGGACTATGGGCGATGCCGCGGTTTGGATCGCGCCGACGAGCGCAAACGTCCATTTTGACAGGGAAGAACGATGCCAAAAACCTATGACCCCGCCTGCTACGCGCTCGCTGAGCATTTCCTTCGGGACGAGCCGTGCGCCGCTGATCCGGCAACGTTCAAGGCGCACTGCGAAGCCATGGCGCGGGAGTTCCAACAGGTGAACGAGGACTGGCATTTCGACAACGACGCGGAGAAGGCGGCATGAATCCCGACATGGTCCTGCGGCGCGCGATCATCGCGGCTCGGTCGGCGCCGGCGAGATGTAAGCCGGCGCGCCGCGTGCAGCCGATAGCCATTGTGGTCGAGCGCGCGCCCATCGTCGCGCTGCCGCCGACAGAGCCGGAGCCGACACCGCCAACCGCACTCCATGTGAACTGGTACGACGAGATCGAAGATTACCGTCTAATGACGATGGACAAGATCAAGCGCGCGGTATCTACGGCAACCGGCGTTTCGGTTCGCGATATGATATCGCGGCGCCGGTTCGGCCCGATCGTTCAGGCGCGGCAGATTGCGATGTATCTATGCAAGGAATTGACGAGCCAGTCACTTCCAGCGATCGGCCGCGCGTTCGGCGACCGCGATCATTCGACCGTCTTCCATGCCTACCACAAGATAGCTGATCAGATTGCTACCGACCCCGAGTTCGCGGCGCGCGTCGCGCAGATCAGAAAGGCGATCAATGCCTGATCCGACAAAGAAAACCATCAGCGCGACCGAAATGTCCGGCCTGCTCGGCGTCTCGCCCTATGTGACGAAGTGGATGCTCTACCAGCGCTTTGCCAAGGGCATCGAGGCGCCCGGGCCGGAGCACAACCGGCTTGATTGGGGAACCAAGATGGAGCCGCTGTTGCTGGAGCAGGCTGCCGCCGATCTGCGGCTCGAGGTCCAGACCAATCGCCAGCCCGACGGCTCGCAGGTCTATCTGCGGCGCGGCCTGCTCGGCTGCTCGCGCGATGCCGATATCTACGACCCGCAGCGTGGACCCGGCGCGCTCGAAACCAAGTGCTGCTTCGATTACAAGATCCTGATGCAGGAATGGGACAGCGGCAAGACCCCGCCCCGCCAGCATGAGATCCAGCTTCAGCAGCAGATGTATGTCGGCGACGGCGTGACGCCCTACGAGTGGGGCACGATCGCGATGTGGTGCGGCGGGGACATGACCTATTTCCACCGCAAGCCGATGCCGGACCTGTGGGAGATGTTCGAGAACGAGGCGCGGAAGTTCTTCACCGACGTCGAGGCCGGCAACGAACCGGAGCCGTTCGGCTCGCCGATCGAGGTCCCGCTGCTCAAGATCATCTTCGCGGTGCCGTCGGGCGAGATCATCGACGCGGCCGCGCTACTCGGCGAGGTCGAGGCGACCAAGCTTGCGCAGATGGTGGTCGATGCCGATTACCAGCGCGTGGTGCGGCTCGCGGCAGAGAAGGTCGAGGAGAAGTCCAAGGCGAAGCTCCTGGCGCTGGCCAAGGATGCTGACGAGATCGAACTGCCGCAGGGCATCCGCGTCAAGATCACCCGCTCTCCGCGCAAAGGATTCGAAGTCAAGCCGACCGTTGCAGTGACGGTCAAGGCGCATATCCCGCAACAGATCGATGGGGCTTTCGGTGGCATCTGAACTCGCAATCTTCGAAGACACGCTGCGCCCGCTCACCCCGCATTTCGAGCAGGCACTCGGCAACGCCATGCCGGTGGAGCGGCTGATGCGCACCATCATGATTTCGATCGAACGCACGCCGAAGCTGCTGCGAGCTGATCGACAAAGCTTGCTCAATTCAGCAATGTCCGCAGCGTGCCTTGGCCTTGAGGTCGACGGAATCACGGGCCAAGCCTTCTTCGTACCATTCGCCAACCGCGCGCAACTGATCGTCGGATACAAGGGCTACAACACCCTTGGCGCCCGTTCCGGCCTGACCATTCAGGGCCAGGTGGTGCGCGACGGCGACGAGTTCGATTACGAGCTCGGTGACCGGGGGTTCGTGCGGCACAAGCCGAAGCTTGGCAACAAGGCGCCGATCATCGCGGCCTGGGCCACGGCTTCGTCCCTCTCGCGGCCGTCGATCGTCGAGGTGATGGGCATTGATGACCTGATGGCGGTCAAGGCAAAGTCGCCGGCAGTGAAGGGCGGTGCCGATACGCCATGGAATGAACTGACGATCGGATTCCCCGCCATGTGCGCTAAGACGGTCAAGCGCCGCCTTGCGCGTTCGACCCCGCTCAACGTGATGCAGGCGGCGGCCGCGATGGAAGAGGCTCATGAGGAGCGCGGCAAGCTGTCATGGATTGATCCGGCGCGCGGCGTCCAGATCGAGGGCGAGTTTCACGAGGATGGCCCACGGATCAACCACGAGCAGCGCAGCACCCAGGAATTGATTTCGCCGCGGGAGGACAAGACCGCGTCGGAAGCAGCCGCCCCGGCCACCAGCCCCGGGAATCCCCCCGATAAGGCTGGGGCGGCTGTCCCCTCCGCCGCTGAGTATTGGGCGCAATGGACGCTGATCATCAGCGGCGCGACGAACCCGGATCAGTTGTCGAGCACATGGACCGCCCAGACTGACGAGCGCAAACGGATCGCCTGGACCGACGAGCATCCGTTCAAGCCGCTGCGTGAGAAGGTCGGCCGCGCGATCGAGTTTCTGAAGCAGCCGGCGTAGTCGCCGTATTGGGAAATCAAAGCACATGAAGCTCCAGCGCGTCGATAGATTGAAAGAGCCTCCGGTAATCGGCCAGGCATATCTTGTGCCGACTGTCTTCGGCCAATGGCATCATCTGCGCCGGGACTGGCCCGTTATCGGCCAGAAGCATGACGACGTAGAGCATCTGAATTTCGACATCCTCCACTATCACTTGGATACTCGATTTCTGCGGGTTCATGAAAATCTGCTAATGAATGCTCAGTACCAACCGCTCCACGATCGCGCTGACCTTCCACTTGGCCCTGTGAAGTTTGCGCGCCGTACCTGCTTGCGCGAGCCATCTCCATTCCATGGCCCCGCCGACTTCACGATCAGGTTTCAATCAGCCTTTGCTGGGCAACAGTGCGGCAAGGGAAAGCGCGGTTGGGTCTGCCCGCACAAGCACTTCCCACTCGGCACGATCAAGGCAGTCGATGGCGTTTTGCAATGCCCTCTGCACGGGCTGCGGATCGATGCAGAGACCGGCATTTGCCTTGATGCCCCGACACCGCGAGGTTGAGCCATGAAACTGACGCCTGCCGAATTCCAACTCTTGGCCGCCCTGGACCGGGTCGTCCACAACAAGCTCTCGCTGGATTGGCTGAAGCCCGCACAGCGCCGCATGGTCCAGAGGATGAGACTCAAGGGCCTTCTGAGCAAGCGGGATCGAAGCAACGTGACGTGGACGCAGGCCGGCAAGATAGCGTTCCAGAAAGGTTGAGCCATGACGAACGAGATGATGGAGTTAGCGAACAAGGTGGAGCAAGAGGCGACTAGTCCAGGCTCGATGTCGCACGATGATCTTGCGGCTGTCGCTGCCGCCCTCCGCGCTCAGTCCGACGTGCGCGCCCCCGCTCCTCAGGGTGAGCCGGTCGCGTGGCGTGTGAAATTGCTGAGCGGAAAATACCAAATGACCCAGGAGCGAGATATCGCCGACACCTGGCGTGCGAACGGAGCCGTTGTCGATCCCGTCTACGCCGGCCCGCTCGCCTATCTCGCCGAGGACTGCGCCAAGATCGCTGAGGGGCATGTTGGGAATTGCTCCGCGGCCGGAATGTTTGGCCAGCCCTGCTCTTGCTACGACGAAGCCTGCCACGATATCGCGAAGGCGATCAGGGATGCGCATATCGTTGAGGGAGCGGGGAAATGATGGACCCCGCGCTGCGACATTGGTGCGAATGCACGTTCTGTCAGGAGAGGGCTGACGAGATCACAGGTCTTCGCGCCCAGCTTGCGAGCGCGATTGCCGCATTGGAGCAGGCTCAGGACTGTATTCGGGGCGAGACGCCAGAAGACATGACTGATGAAGAAGCCCGCGAAGACACAATCTCAAAGATCCGCGCGATTATCTTAACTGACGAGAGAGGCACACCATGAGCGAGCGCGTCAATCGAGATCGGCCAGCAAAGAACCCAGGCGGTATGCAGTGCGAACGCTGCGATGAGATTTTCATCGGCGAGGAGTGGCACGTCTTATGCGCTATCTGCCTCCAGAAAGCGGCGGACGAGATCGCTGGGGCGCAGGGACTTGCCGTTGCTTCTGCTTACCGAAAGGACGAATCATGACCGTGAGGGTTGTCGAGCACGACGGTGAGTTCGATCCGGGCGATCCATATGACGCCATGTGTGAAAACTTCCGCCTTCAGGTTGTGGACATGATCCTGAATGCGGAGCGGATTGCAATCTATCGCGACATGGACGTTCAGCAGCAGATCAGTGCATTCATGGGAGGCGCACTTACTGGCATCATCGGCGTCTGCTTCGCATGTATCATAGAAGAGGGTCGTGATGAGATGATCCAAGGTCTGATCAATGCGATCCCGTTCGCCAGGCAGCAAGCCGAGGGCATTTTGGATTCAGCATTAAAGACCGCAGACCGCAAACAAGGAGAATGACGATGGACGAGTTCAAGCAATACCGCCGAACGCAGATCGCCGAGATGCGGCCGGCTACCCCAGATGATGCTTTGGATGGGAGCATCAGTGTCAGCGCTCCCGACAAAGCCAATGGTTCCCCGCGGCCAGGGGACATGATCGCGCGTAACCCCAAGAATCACGATGACAAATGGCTTGTTGCTGCCAAGTACTTCGCGGACAATTTCGAGCCGCTATAGCGTTTCACACCACTTAACGAGGAAATTGAGATGGTCGACCATACGAAGACGCCGTGGAGCAACGCCTGCTTTCAAGTCTATGGCTCTGACAAAACCCGCATCGCTCATACTGGCATGGGTCAACTGCCTCCATACCGCTCATCTGAGAGCGAGGCGAATGCCGTGTTTATCGTCAAGGCCGCGAACGCGCATGACGATCTCGTGGAATACGTCAGATCCTCTGCGTCGGCTGGGTGCGCAACAGCGCAAACCCTGCTGGAAAAGCACGACCTTTCGCTAACGAGTTGATATCGATGGAGGATAATATGCCACTGTCTCAAGACGAATTGCTGGTGTTACTGATCGAGGAGTGCAGCGAAGTTATCAAGGCCGCTACCAAATGCCTGCGGTTTGGCTTCGATGTCGATCACGGAACCGGCTACGGCAACAATGCCCAAGCTCTTGCAAAAGAGATGGGTGAACTCACAGCCGTCCGCGACGCACTGGACTTGGAAGATACAGAGGTCATGCGCCAGGCCTTCATGGACGGCTGGGCGTTCAAGATCGAACGCGCAGAAGAGGCCAAAGCCAAGTACGGCGTGCAGCCGGCGCTAACCATCGGAAAAGGAAATCATCATGACCGAAACAACTGACGAAGCAATCGCAAAGATCCCCGAAGGCTGGTGGTTGACGCTTGATCAATACATCATAACGAGCGAGCCACACGAGAGCGAATACAAATGGCGTGCATGGCTGAGGTGGCTCAAGGGCGACGTGGAAGGATACGGTCCTTGCTATCTGGTGAAGGCCTTCGGCACTGGACGGACGCCAGCTGCGGCGATTGAGGCAGCCAGGATCGATGCCCAGAGATTTACCCTCACCTCGGGACAAGGTAAATGAGCGAAATATTTTGCTACGTTGCGCACAAAGACGGCGTCACACGCGGAGTCTGTTCTCCGCTCGTTGGAAGGCGCG